TGTTTCTGTTCGGTGTCTACAACCCACTTCCGGTAGGTACCACCCTGCTCATAAACGGGAATACTGCTGGGATGTTCTCGGACGAGGAACTAACTGACTATGTCAATGATGCCTTCCTCCAGCATTCCAGCGGCCGGACAGTGTCTAAGCGCATTCGAACGGTTGAGGGGTTCATCTCCTACATTGACACTCCCCTGACGATGGTAGACCTTCCACCCGTCGAGGAGCAGTTAGTCACCCTCCTTGTGGAAATCGAGTGCCTCTGGGCGCTGACGACTGATGCGAGCACCGACATCGACATCACGACCGCCGACGGTACCCACATCGCGCGGAGCCAGCGGTACCTGCAGATGCGTAACCAGATCGACGTCCTCACCGACAAATACGACACCCTATGTGCGGCCCTGAATGTGGGTATCCACCGCATTGAGATGTCCACCCTCCGGCGAGTCTCCCGTACCACAGGCCGGTTGGTCCCGATCTACAAGGAGCGTGAGTTCGATGACTATACGCTTCCGCAGCGGCTGCTTCCACCGATCGACGAACGTAACGCTGATGAGAGTGGTATTCCTAGTCCTGCCTGGGCCGGGTTCTACTAACCATGTCCAGGCTCGACTGGAAGCGTGGAAGATTCTCTCCAGATCTTGAGGTCAATGAGATCGAAGAGGGATTTCGCGGGTACACGGAGGGCTATGGGGACCACATCGAGTACTTCCGGTTCCTGCGTGAGTCTTCGACGATGCATGACATCTACGATGAGGGTACCGCTGGTGGTCGAGTCTACAACGGCCCGATTGATCTTCCTTGTCTGCAGGTTATCCACGAGGAGGCCGGTAACGAGGACAATGACACCGGCTTCTACTACAACGACGACCTGCACGTCACGCTGTCGTTCAAGGGGTTTGAGAGGGCTGGGTTCCCTCAACCCGATTTGGCTACCGCTGACTACCTTCGGGACCGGATTGTCTACGACAACAAAGTCTTCCGTGTCATGAAAATCAACGTCCTCGGGCAGATTCAGAGGAGAGACCTCATCGTCTCCATTGAGGCTACACAGGTGCGTGGTGATGAACTCGTCAATGACGCGCAGTTCGCAAAGTACTCCGACTAACGTCTTGCTCCTCATTGCCGAGACAATAAGAAGGCGAACTACCCCAGCGAAAGTATATCTGCCCATACGGTCTCGATCAGTGAGGTGAACCATGCCCGCAAAACGGCGTGACATTGCAGCGGAATCTGCTGCCAGCGTTGCCTCTCTACAAGAGTTCGTAAAGGGCTTCCAGGCCCAGCAGGCTAAGTACCTCGCCATCACTGCTGCACCAGCAGTAATCTCCGCCGCACTGCGCCACCTCGCTCGTAAAGGTAAACGCTGATGCCCTGGATCCTGAATGAGGATGCTGCTCTTAAGACCAAGTTGACCGGTCTAAAGGTGTCCGACACCAACGCTGGGGCCGGAGCCCGTCCCGTCTTGTGCCGCTACCGCATGCCTGAGGCCGAGTTCGCAACCGCGACGTTCCCGATGATCATCATCGCGCGCCAGAACATCCTCAAGGACGACGAACGAGAGCACCGTGGCAAAACCCGCCTGCAGTACACGCCCGAGTCAGTAGGTGCATGGAATGCCCTGGTGGAGAACTACGACACCTCCCCGTACAACGTCGACTTCCCGATCCCTTTCAACATCAACTACGAGATCACTGTCTACTCCCGCAAGGAGCAGCACAATATCGAACTCGTTGGGCAGTTGGCTCAACAGGAACTGCTTCCCGCGCGCTTCGGCTATCTGGAAATTCCGGAAGACGGAACGGTTCGCAGCCTCTTCCTTGAGGGAGGCCCGGAATTCGAGTCTGCAAAAGACGTTGATGGAAAGCGGGTCTACAGGACTCACTATGTCGTCCGAGTCGCTACTGAACTTCCCTCGACCATTGTTGCGTACGTAGCGGCTACCGAGATCAATCTCAACATCAACCAGTACCTCTACCTCGAACTACCCCTCGTAGTCAATTAGTCGCATCCTTCGCAGCCTTTATCTGCAGCCCAAGGAATCACATACCTAATCAAGGAGTAACCCATGGCCAAGCGCCCCGGCGTCTACATCAGTGAGACGCTCACCCCTCTCGCCCCTAGCGTTGACATTTCCGGTAGTTCTACTGCGGCATTCGTCGGAACCAACAAGCAGGGTGGTCCGCTTGGGCCAACCTTCGTGTCCTCATGGTCCCAGTACGTCTCCAAGTTCGGCGGATTCGGTGATGGTAGCGATTTGCTCCCATATTCCGTATTCGAGTACTTCAACAATGGTGGCTCTGGATGCCTCATTGTGCGCGCGGTAATCACCGCCTCCGCTGTGGCTGCGACCGAGACCTTCCAGGACACACAGGCTCTCCCGGCCGACGTTCTGAAGGTTACCGCTGTGGCCCCTGGCGTGTGGGGAAACAACATTCTCGTTGATATCGAGGCCTCGGCTGGCCGCTTCGATCTGGTCATTACGCTGAACAACACGGTCGAGCGGTTCGAAGATCTGTCTCTGGACCCTGCTGACTGGCGTAGCGCCGTCAATGTGGTCAACTCCCCGGTATCCGGCTCCGCTCTTGTCACGCTGGAGTACATGGGCCCCGCTGTGTACACCTCGGACAATGCGCCCGCAGTTGTCGTCGCGCAGCCTCTGCTTACTGGCTCCGAGGGTACGGGATCCGCAGACCTTTCCGCAGCGGCTCAGCGCTTGGAGTCCGTATCGACGCCCCTGGATGTCAACCTTCCTGGGGTCAATGACTCGGTGGTCATCAACCCGATCGTCGCTTGGGCGGAATTGGTGGGCAACGTGTTTATCGTTGTCGATGGCGTGCAAGGTTCAAACACCGATAGTGCGGCTACCAACGCCGCTGCTCAGGTGGCGCTGACCACGGGTGGGCTCGTCCCTTCTTCGGTCAACGCGATCTACGCACCATGGATCATCGCTGATGACCCCAGCAACACCGTTCCGGGAGCCTCTCGGACGCTCCCCCCGGGTGGCTTCGTTCTTGGCCAGATGGCCCACTCGGATGCGGTCAAGGGCGTCCAGAAGGCCCCGGCAGGTACATCCACCACACTAAATGGTGCGCTGGCTCCTAAGTTCCGCTACTCCTCGGTCGACCTGGACACTCTGAACCCTGTAGGCGTGAACGTGATTCGCACGACTCCGGGCGCAGGCCTGTGCATCTGGGGCGCTCGGACGACCAAGACGGGTAAGCCGGACCGGTATATCTCGGTTCGCAGGACCCTCATTTACCTGAAGTACGCGTTGACCGAACTCTCTCGTCCGGCCCTCTTCGAGGATAACAACTCGGATCTCTGGGGCTTCTTGACCCAGATCATCTCGCAGTTCCTGCAGACCCAGTGGCAGGTCGGCGTGCTTAAGGGCTCATCTCCTGCGGAGGCGTTCTACATCAAGTGTGATGCCGAGAACAACCCCCCGTCGTCCGCTGACGCCGGAGAAGTAAACATCGATATCGGCTTGGCTCTCTCGTCTCCCGCCGAATTCATCATCATCAACATCGGCCAGAGCCTCTCCGGCTCACAGGCTGTCTAAGGTTTAGGAGCACCTTAATCATGGCAACTACGAGCAGCATCGGTCACATCGCTACTGACCCACTCCGTAACTTCAAGTTCAACGTCGACATCAACCACCCGAACCTAGCCTTGGGTGGGGTGAAGATGGGGTTCATGTCCGTATCAGGCCTGAACATCACTACGGAAGTTATCCCGTATCGTGAGGGTGGAATGAACACCACCACGCAGAAGATGCCCGGGCAGTCCGACTTCGCCCCTATCACCCTATCAAAGGGAGTTATTGTGGGCGATGCAAGGATGCTCGACTGGATGCGTCAGTTGTTCACCGTCCAACAGGGCACCGGTATCAACACTGCTGGTATGGACTTCCGCGCCAACCTGCTGATCAAGGTTCTCGACCACCCCGTCACCAAGGGCCCGGTTCCAGTGAAGGCAGCATTCAAGGTCTATAACGCGTGGCCAACCGCCATCGCGTTCTCGGATCTCGATGCGGGCGCTAACGCGATCATGGTCCAACAGATGACACTTGCTCACGAGGGATTCGACTACAAGTTGGCTACCTCGATTGGCCCTACCGAGGCTATCTTCACTTCGTAGAACCCACTCGAAATCTAATCAGGAGAATAATCCGTGGCTAACAAAGAATTCATCGATCCACTGGCTAACCCCAGTGCTGCCAATGCTGACATCGCGGCTATCATCAAGAGCGATTCAGCGGCCGGTCCAAAGCCTGTGGCAACTCTTCCGGCAGACCCGTTCACACGGCTGCCAGGAGGTCTGGTGCTCGGTCTGGATCTCGAAGACGTTCAGTATGAGGCCGAGGTTCAGGAACTGAACGGTATGCATGAAGAGCAGATCACGAAGGCTCGCCAGTCGGGCCGGATGGATAAGTTCTACAACGCAATCCTTGAGTGCGGAACCGTCTCCATTGGAGGTACACCCACCACCAAGGAGTTGCTCAGCGCTCTGCTGATCGGTGATGCGGACTATCTTCTCCGAGAAATTCGTCGTGCTACCTATGGTGATGAGATCGAGTTCAATGACCTCACCTGCCCCAACTGTGGAGAGCAGTACAACCTCACACTGACGCTGGATGACATCCAGGTTAAAACCCTCAAGTCGTCCAGCGAACGCACCTTCGTAGTCGCTCTTCGCAAGGGCAAGTCAGCCGTAGTTCGGCTTCCCGTAGGAAGCGACCGTGATGCCCTCACGTCTTCACTAGAACTGAACTCGGCCGAGCAGAACACGCTCCTGCTTTCCCGTTGTGTCATCAGCATCACCGACGCCAAGGGAGAGGTTGAGAATGTGGCAAGCCAGAGTGGCCCGGTAAAGGCACTGTCCATTCCGGATCGGGCGAAGTTACTTAGTGAGATCACGGATCGTCAGCCCGGGCCGGACTTTGAAGATGTCACCTACACGCACGATGCGTGCGGGCAGGAGGTCCACTTCGCTTTGTCGATCGGGGAGTTGTTTCTCGGTCTGTAATCTTCACGATACATACTTCGAATTCGAACAAATAGTCGCAGCAAACCCGGCTTGGAGCCTCAGTGAGATACGCCGGTTGACAGTAAGAGAACGTAGGCATTGGTTCTCCTGGTTCAAATGGCAATCCGCACGAGCATCTGAGGTGATAAGCAGTGGCTAAAGAAGAGAGCACCATCGGGGGGACCGGCACGCTCCTTGGTACGGCGTCTCTTCAGCACGCCCTAGATACCCTGAGTAAGAATGTCCAGTCACTCACCACGGCCTACCAGCAGGGGCGGAGCGGCGGGGGCTTTGGTGCCTCTGCTAAAAGCGCGGCGGGCTGGATTTCCAAAGACTGGAACTCCAATAGCAACAAGCCTACTGTGGCCAATGGCGGAGGGTCCGCCCCACCACCACCCCAGCGCAGAGGCAAGGCCTACACGGACGAACTCCTTGGAGGGGGCTCTGGAGGGCGCTCTGGGGGCACTGAGGGCTCCCAGAAGGGAAATGGGGGGCATTCCCTCACGCGTTCCGTTGCGGGCGCTGTAGGGTACGTAGCGGCCTCTGGGATAGCCCAGATGGACAACCGCGTCCTCATGAACACCGCGACGTCCATGCTCAATCGAACCGCAGTCAACGGCAGCGGCGCTCGGTCGATGTTCCAGAACAACTTCACCTCCATGGGCGTCGCGGATACGATCTCAGCGCAGAATACCGTGCAGAGGATGGGATACGCCGTTGGAACCAGTGGATACAACACTGCCACTAACTACAACCGGACTGCTGGGCTAATTGACCCCACCCTTTCTCAGGCGTCGGCTGCCGGGGCTATGGCACAGATGCAGACTGGTAATACGTTCAACACCCTCCGCATGTTCGGTATCTCCACAATCGGTAAAGGGGGGACACCAACCAGCCCTCGGGATCTCGCGCACCAGTTCATCACCAAGTCCTTCGGTGCGAACAAGCCAACCAGCGCGGCTGGAATCGAGGCCTCCCTAGGCCAGAAGAGTCGGTTTGGCCAGTCTCTCGACTCGATGGTCTCCAGGGGGATGCTCGACGAGAATACTGCGTCACAGGTCACCACGATGATGCGGGCGGAACTCAATGCGGGTTTGAAGGGGAAGTCCTACGACCAGTACACGTCCATCCTTGACAAGTACGGAAGCCAGAACTCCACCAGTGCGGCGGGTACCAAGGCTTTGGCGTCAATTGGCCTGACACCTACCGACGCGGCCAAAATAAAAGCCCAACAGGCTATGAAGACAACCCAGTTGGACGCCAACAACGACGCATTCAGCACAGGGCTTGGGGCTGCCACGACGCTTCTGGGGCAGTTCTCAAATGCGCTTACTGCCATTCTGAAGGGCCCCCTTGGGTCTGGTCTTGGAGTATCCCAGGGGTTCATGGGGGGGCTCGGGGCAACCGTAGGGAACATCGGCGCTGGAGCATCCGCAATGGGTGGAATGTTCCTCGCGAAGGCAGGTGGGAAGGCTTTACTCACAAGCACAGGCCGAGCGTCGGCCATGGCCGGAATGAAGTCTGCTCCGGGTGCAGTTACCAGTGTGGCTGGTAAGGCAGTAGGGTCCGCTGTGGGGTTGGCTAAGTACGCCAAGTTCTTGAAGTTCTCACCACTGATTGGAATTGGCGCGGGAGGCCTTCAGCCAAATCCCTACACCGTCAATCCTGATGGAACACTTAGCCGCCGACCTGCTGGTGCACCGGGTGGTCAAGATGGTGGTGCTGCAGCAGGACAGGACCGAGCGAGTGGTGCTGCCGCTAAGGCTACTGGAACTGTCGGCGCGGGTAAGACCGCATCGAATGTCGTAGCCATCGCCAAGAAGTATCTTGGGATTCCTTACCACTACGGTGGTACAACCCCGCAGCAGGGATTCGACTGCTCTGGGCTTACCCAGTATGTCTTCGCTCAGGTAGGGATCTCCCTGCCACGGGTCTCTCAGGCGCAGCAGACGGCCGGGAAGCCTGTGAACAAAAAGGACGCCCAACCGGGCGACCTCGTATTCTTCGGTGGAAACGCGAAGAGCGGTGGGGCTCACCACGTCGCCATGCTGGTTTCCTCCAGTCAGATCATCGAGGCGGCACACACAGGAACCAACGTCCGCATTCGCTCGGTCAGTATGAACGAGATATCCACGGTTGGGCGCTTTCTTGGGTCGATGGGAAGTATGTCGACGGACGCTGTGGCCAACACGGATGGTGCAAGTTCTAAAACGGGGAGTGGGTCCAGCGCAGGCTCTTCATTCGCAGCCTCCTTCTTCGGAAATGCACTCAATGAGATGGACGTACTCGGTGGCACGCTAGGGTCCTTCCTTGGCGCAGCGGCTCCGTCAGGAAAGAGAAGCAGCGCGAGTAGGGCTGTGGGCGCTGAAGGGGGAACCTCCAATAGCGGGGGAGTCTCTCTGGCTGGTGGCGGTGGGAATCCCCAGAAGGTCTTCAACACGCTAGTCGGGATGGGGTTCACCGCACAGGCTGCTGCAGGTGTGATCGGAAACCTGATGCAGGAGTCCGGAGTCAACCCTAACTCTCACCAAGGTGGCGGGGGCCCTGGTCGTGGGATTATGCAGTGGACGGTAAACGCGCGATGGGCGACCCTGCAGAAGTGGGCGGGTAAGCGAGACCCCTGGGCTCTCGATACCCAAGTTGGGTTCATGATGAAGGAAATGAACGACGCTGGCGTTACCGGAAAACTCAAAGGAATGACCAGCGTTGATCAGGCTGTCAAATACTTCCATGACACGATGGAGCGTTCGGCTGATAAGACCATGACGGCGCGCAATGGGTTTGCCAATAGCGCACTCTCTCAGTATGGCGGTAAAAAGAGTTACGCCGTCGGCTCCACAAATATCGACGTGGATCAAGACGCGCGAGTTCACCAGGGTGAGATGATCCTCCCCACCCAACAGGCAGAGGCCGTTCGTCAGGCCCTTGCTGGAAATAGCCCCATGTCTGCAGTTACGGGATTGGGCGGTAAAGGGGTGCAGATCACTTTTGGAAAAGAGTCGATAAAGATCATTCTTGGAACAGGCGTAACATCAGCCATGGGTACTAGGGTTGGACGTCAGATCGTGGACACGATCGTGAACGATAAGCGCCTTTCCGACATCGCGAAGGGTGTGTCGTAATGCCCACAGATGGTGTTGCCTACGTAGAGAACCCACCCTTTGACCCTAGGATCCGCGCTATCCCAGGGGTCGCTGTAAATAACCCCCTGGCTGAGGGGGGAAACACCCTATTCCGTGGAAGAATAGAAGCCAAGGAAAAGGTCAATGGCTTCTATAGGCGGCTAAACTTTCTGTACAACCCCTCTGGAATTCAGTGGCAGGGAAATGTCCTTACTGACACTATTGGTGACACACAGGTGCAGAGCGCGCTGGACGCCAGCATCTGGATGATGCCTATGTCTCAGACTGTTTCTTTCAGTCTTCTGTTCGACCGTACCTATGAAACATGGGTGTACAACTCGCAGGTAGAGACGAGCCGTTTAGGTGTAATAGCCGATATAAAGCATTTCTATGCAATGTTGGGTATCCTGGGTGATGCTAGCGCGTTTGCTCCAGCGGGGAACACCACAGGTGCGGCCATAGCGGCAGACCCATTCACCAAGGCATTGGCTGCAGGGTTATCTCCTTCGGTAGACGTGAGTCTCATCGACGACGCATCACCTACCTCATTCATGCAGTACATTCCTGTTCGTGTTATCTTCGGAAAGCACTTGTCTTATCATGGTGTTATCTCAACGGCGAATGTGTCTTACACACACTTCACCCAAAGGATGATTCCAAACCGCTGCTCCTTGGAAATAGGGATGCAGTTATTCCCGGTAACCAATGCAGAGGTTGTATCGGGTACGGGTGTCGCGGATGCTGGGTACTCAGCGAGCAATACGGGGAGGGGTGGACGATGATAGGCAGCCGGTCTCGCTACAGCGGATCTAAGACCACCGTGGTCAACGGGCCTAGTGGTGCGCGGATGACTATCGTTCCTAGCCGACAGACCCCCTGGGGCTTCTCCTTCACCTACTACAGCATGAAGGACGGGGACAGGCTCGACCTACTCGCCATGGATCTATATGGAGACGGGTCACTGTGGTGGAAGATCGCCGACGCCAATCCTGAGATTCTTGACTGGACTGAGATTCCTATAGGCACGATTCTGAGACTCCCCAGTGGCTGACTCCTATCTGTACCTAACGATTGGCGGTGAAGTCCAGAAGGCCGTCATAAGCCGGTGTGAAATCCGTAAGGCCTTCGGGGTACACAGCCTTGCCATCGTCGACCT